GCCTGAATCTCTCGGATTCCGTCTAGGCGATCGGCCTGACTCTCTCGAAGCAAGTCCATCTCTTCAGCCTGCGCTTCCCGCAGCAGGTCTATGCGAGACTGGATGGAGTCGGGATCTGGGGCTGACATGCCGCCGATAGCGGACATGGCATTCTTGACGGCATCAAAGGTGTTGGCGTACTGCGTGCCGGAGCCGTAATACTGCTTGCTGGCTTCGAGGTAAGCATCCGAGGCACCGGACAGCTTCTGCATCGCATCGGCATCACCACCCTGGGCGCGGGCCAGCAAATCCTGATACTGACGCTGCGCTTCGGCCAGACGCTGTTCAGGTGACAACGGACTGTTGCCACCTAAAGCCATGCCCCGAACGTAATCGTTGATGCTGGCGATGGCGTCCTTCAGTTTGTTAGCCGCATCAAGTTCATCGCCAAGCGCCTTGAGTTGCGCGTCATGGGCTTTCTGAAGCGCCTTCTGCTCCAGGTCGAACTGCTTCTGTGTCAGCTTGTTGGCCGCGTCGAACTCTTTCTGTTTGCTCTTGATGGCCGCTTGGTCGATCTTTTGCTGGGCCTTGATGGCGGCATTGAGCCGGTCATTTTCGGCTTCGATGGCGGCTTCAGTGGCAGCGTTGATGGCGTCAATCTGCAACTGGAGCGACGCATTCAGGGCGTCGGCTTGCGCCTGCACGCCTTCCTGAATCGCGGCGATCTCCGCGTTGTACTTGTCCATGACCGCCTGTTTTGCGTCTTGGATAAGCCGCATTTCCTCTTCAACATCACGCTTGGCAGAACCCGTGCCTATAGGCATTACAGGCGAACTATTGAGTCCTGGGATGCTAGATGATCCAGGTTGATTGCCTACCTTGATGTTTTTGTAATCGCCGAAATAGGAATCTACGGCTTTCATCGAGTCGCCGTATCTCGAGTTAGATAACGCCAATATCGCCTGTGGGCCTTGTAGCTGGGCCAGTTGCGTTTCTATGTCTTTCTGTAGATTAACGACGGATTGCAATCGTTGCTGGCTGGCTTGAACGGTCTGGACGATCTGACTGAACACGTCTTCGAGCGTCGCACCCATTGAGGTCACGGCATCATCGATGATGGCCTGCTTCTCCAGGGCGACGCGGGCGATCTCGGCGGCTTTATCCATGCCCTCCTTGGCCATGATCTGCGCCAGTTCCTCATTCAGCGCATTGAGTTCGCTGTTGAGGTTGGACCAGCGGGCGATCTTGGTCTTTAAGGTCTTGATGACTTCCTTGTTCTGCTTCTTGGGTGCCTTGGCCAGTTCGTCGGCCAGCTTGCGCTCCCAGTACGCCACCTCTTCATTCATCTGCGCCACGCCACCGAAGCGGGCCTTGATGCGCTTCATCAGCGCATTGCGTTCGGCAAACAAAGGATCACGCGCATCGCTGGCGGCATTGCCAATGGCGTCGATACGGGCTTGCGAGTCGCCGCTGACGCCCCCGATCAGCTTGCCGAAGTCGGTGCCGACCTGTTCGATCTGGTCGCTGATGGCTTTGAATGGGTCGAGGATGGCGGCGTATTTGTCGCGGATGGCTTGCGCTTCGTTCGCCACCTGGGCAAAGGACTCGGACAGGGCGATCATCTGGCCGAAGAGTGTCTTGCCGGCGTCGGTGCTTTGGTCAATGCCACGAATCATGGCGGCGAAACCTTCCTTACTGGATGGCATGACTTGCCCGAACTTGCCGAACTGCTCGGCCAGGACGCGCACATCGCCCGCGTAACGGTCAGCCTCGGAGACAAAGTTCTCGTTGAAGGCTTCCATCGCGGCATTGAAGGCATCTAGCCCACCCGCCGCGTTAATCATGGTGCGGTCGAGGTTGCTGTCACCGATGCCAGCGGTCTTCATTTTGTCACTGGCCTGGATCAGCTTTTTGTAAGCCGCAATAATGTCGTCCGCCTTGCCAGTCAGTTCGTTGACGTACTGACGAACCCCTACCGCAAGCGTTTTTTGTCCGGCCAGCGTCTGCCGCACGATTTCTGCCGCAACATCGCCCTGCTTATTGATGATCTGGGTGTACTTGATAGCAGACAACCCGAGGCGCTCCAGCTCTCCCTGAGCGCGATTAACACCCTCGGCCAAACGCCAAAATGTCTGTGCGTATCCTTCGCCTACTTGCTGGAATGACTCAAGCCCAGGCATGAATGCCGCTGCCATCTTGTCGGACAAATTGCTCATGATGGCGGCGAGTTGTTTCTCCATATCATCGCCGCTCAGTCCTTTCAGCGAGATAATGCCTAGATCGACAACGAAGGTGCTTAAACGCTTCTTAAAATCATCCGCCGTCAGGCCGAACGTCTTGCCGCCTTCAACCAACGCAGCTGAAATACCAATGATGGTTCGTTCAATCTGCTTGCCGGGGCCGGTAATGCCATCCAGCAGCATCTTCGAATCAACCCCGTTGCGGTTGTTGCTGACATAGGCCACACCAGAATCCATGCCCATCTTGAAGATGTCCGACAATAGTGCTTTTGGAAACGCGATACCCCAGTCAGAAATTGATTTGTTTTCGTTAATACCGGCATAGCCTTTGCCGCCATCAGCCATGCCCGCAGCAATGCTTCGGAAGTTCAGCAATGCGGCATTGGTAGTGCCTTTAATGGAAAGCTCAATATTCTCCAGCGCCCTGAGCATGGCGGCGGAATATGTCAGATCGTTGCTGCTGTTGTCTCGAATAATCTCAAGGGATTTGGCAATGGACTCCGACTTTGCGTTGGCATCGCCCAGCACCGTTCCGGTCCCGGCCAGCTTTTGCCTATTTTCGGAAGAGTTTGGGTCATTGCGGGTACCTCCGCCGCCTCCTCCAAAAGCGCCGATGGCTGATCCGATCAGGCTTGCCACCATACCGGCCATGGCGATCATTCTCGGTATGGCTGAATAGGGGTCGCCGCTGGCCTGATTCAGAATGGCCTGAATACCCAGCGCAATGTTCGTGACTTGGGTCGCCATTTGCAGTGCCTGTTGAGCCACAGCCATGGCTTTGTATCCAGAAGTGCCGTCCTCGTACATGTTCCGCATGGCACCGGCTACATTGCCGAGCATGTCAAACGTCGCGCCGAGGGTTTCTAGCTGGCCTTTCTGCTCTGCGCCGAGCTTTTTGGCTTCATCGTCACCCGACTTGGCAATCGTAGCCTTTCTGTCTCGGTCAATTTGCTTGAGTCGCTTGTCATACAGCGCCATGGCTTCGGATACGCCAGCCAGCGACTTGCCCATCCTGCCAAAGGCTTCCTCATAGCTTTTGGCGTACTCAATCATGCGTTGGGCCGCTTCGTCCCATGCTTGATTGAGCCGCAGTTGTTCATCAGCGACCGACTGCTCCTGACTCTTCTTCTGCGATCCCGTTAGTTCATCCACTGCCCCTTTCAATGCCTGGGTCGAGAGGATGTATTGCTGCATCCGCGCAATCTGATCTTGCGATACCAGTTCCGGCAGGTTGCCGGTGGACTGATAGACATCGTTCAGCAGGGCCAGCTGGTCGGCATTGGCCCCCGCCTGCTTGGCGGCGGTCAGGCGGTCGAGAATGTCGGCTTGGCGCTGATAAGCCTGGATGATGCCGTCGATGGCGGTGACTTCGTTGCGCTTGAGATCGGCGGATTGCTTGGAGAATTCGTTGACCTTACCGGCGGCAGTGATTTCTGCCTGGGCGCGGTTTTCGGCCAGCAACAGCAGATCGTTATCGGCGGCACGGATGGCCTGCTTCAGCTTGAATTGGTCGTCAATGCTGACGTTGTGCGCATCAGCCTGAGCCAGTTCTGTCTGATAGGCTTGCTTCTTGGCTTCCAGTGCCTGCTGCTGGGCGTCGTATTCGGCCCGGACCATATCCAGCGCCTTGGCGTTGTATTCGGCGGCTTTGGCTTGCGCGGCTTCGATAATCTTGGCTTTTTCGTCGTAGGTTTTTGCACCGGCAAGCTGTTCTGCTGCTAGGTCTGCTGCCGCCTTGCGCTCCTGATCCATTGCCGCCATGCGGGTTTTGATCTGCTCGACTTGAACCTTGGCGTATTCCTCGGCCTGCTTTACCGTGTCGTCCTGACGGGTTTTGATGCGGTCATACGCCTTTGCGGTCTCGGTCGCCTGATCCTGCGCGCTGACGAAAGCTTCGCCCTGTGCGCCCAAGACCTTTTTCCATTTCTCATACAGCGCGCCGACCGAGACGACATAGTTCTGCGTCTCTTTGAAGGGCGGCACGCCACCGAATTTCTGCACGTTGCCAGGGCCAGCGTTGTACGCCGCCGCCGCCAGTCGCAGGGATTTGAACTGCTTTTCCTGCTGGGCCAGGTACATGACCCCGCCCTTGATGTTGTCGTTGAGGTCGTTGAAGTTGACGCCCAACTGCTTTGCGGTGCCCGGCATCAACTGCATGACGCCGCGTGCGCCGACTGCTGATTTAGCCAGTTGGTTGAAGCCTGATTCCTGCTGGGCAATCGCCAGCGCAAAGGCGGGGTCTACCTTGTAGGCTTTGGCGGTATCAATGACGATCTGGGCTACGGCTTTCTGCTTTTCGGTTAGCTTGGCCATGGCCAGTGCTGCATCGTTGGCACCGCGTTTGACGCCGTCGAAGAACTGCTTCTGATCGGCAGCGGCTTGTGGCGGCGGTCCGGCGATTTCACCGATTGATGCTTTGCCTGATCCGTAGCGCATGAGCTTGGCGGTTTCCGCGTCCACTGCGCCGGCATCCTTCAGTCCGACCATTTCTTTCAAGGTGGCATTTACGCCCTTGAGAATGTCCTGAAACTCAAGCCAGCCGCCGACCTCGACCTTGACGATGGTAGAGACCACCTTGGTCAGCGGGTCAAGAATGCTGTTGAGGTTGTTGGCAATCAGCGAGAGCGATTCGGCAAACTCACGCGATGCGCCTGAGGACTGATCGGTCTGCCCGACATACTGAGTCAGTGCGTTTTGTATCTGCTGGAATGCGCCGGATACCGTGACCGGCATTGTTGTGTATTCGCGCTTGATGGCCTCGGACTGAGAGAGGATGGCGTTGACGACCTTATCTGCCGTCAGCTCGCCTTGCGTAGCCATTTCGCGCAGTGATCCTATCGGCACGTTGAGGCCATCGGCCAGTGCCTTGGCGAGACGCGGGGAGTTCTCCATCATGCTATTGAACTCGTCGCCACGGAGGACGCCGGAACCAATCGCCTGGGCGAATTGCAGGATGCCTGCTGCAGAACTGGCGGCATCCGCGCCAGAAATGCGGAGGGATTTGCCGACTAGATCGGTGATCGCCAGCGTTTCAGATTGTGATCGTCCGAGATCCCGCATCGAGGTCGCCAGACGGCTATAAAGCTGGACTGTTTCAGCCAGCGGTGTCATGTTTTTCTGGCTGAGTTCAAACAGCTTGGACTGCGCCTGCGCGAACTCTTGAGCGGAGCCTGAAACCAGCTTCAGCTTAGCGACCATGCCGGAATAGGCGTCAGCGGTCTGGATCAATTCCCGAGCAGACAGCGCAGCACCGACACCGGCCAGCGCACGGCCTGCAGCGACGGCGGCACTACTCAGTCCGGTAGTCGCTTTTTCAATGCTGTTGAGGCTGGACTTGAGCTTGTTGGCCGAGTCTTGCCCAGCCCTGCCCATGGCGGATATCCGATTGCTGACATCCGTAATCTCAGCTTTGACCTTGCCGCTGCCATCAGTGGTTAACTGAATTCCGACTTGTAACTTATTCATGCTATGTCACGCCTTTTTTCAATCGTTACCGTGATGGCCTGGTCAGGTCTGTTCATCGTGCTGGGCGGTCAATTCGTAATCGGCATGAGCCTTATCGGTGCTGCCGGTCTGCTCTGGTGGATCGCTTTTATTGGTTGGGGCCTGCAATGACCAGCTACCGCTCGCTATACGCCTGACACTCCGCGCAGCGGACGGCATACGGGAAAATCTTCAGCCGCCCGGGGTCGATATCCTCGCCGCAATCGACGCATTCCCCAGATATATGGCTAGGCCTCAGCGGGGCCTGTTTGTCTGGCTGCGGCCGTCGCGCATAAAACCGCATGGCGGCTTCCAGATAGTCCTGGGCACGATCGGCGCTATCGGCCATTACTTATGACCCACCCACTCGGCTAGCTTGTCCATACCGAATAACCCAATGACTGCAATCGCGGTGGCGATAAACCATTTGGCCGTTCGGCTGGCCTGCGCCAGGCTTTTTAGCTCGCGGACTTCGTCAGTGGTGAGCTTGTCTGTGGTATCGACGACCTTGAGGTTTTCCTCGGTCATGGCTTGATTGCCCCGCGCCGGAAAAACAACCCGATCAGTCCGGCTACTGCTAAACCCGCCTTGAGGATGGCTTCCTGTTGTTCAGGGTCAAGCTCAAGACCGGCGGCCATCAACAACAACACAATGCTGCGCCACGTTGAACTTTCACCAAATGCCACGCCAATTCGATCAATCATGTCAGCCTTCTAACAGAACAAAATAAACCGCCAGAAAAATGAAGACGGGGATACATAGCAGCCCGGTCAACACCAGAATCTCGAATGCTTCGTTGGGATTTGGTTTCATCGTGGAACCTGCCAATGCGGCCCATCGGGAAAGGATTTCCAATCGCCTCCCCAGGTGATATTTACCCCGAGTTCCTTTGCAACCTGTTTGATAACGGGCGCGATCTGGTGGTAATACTTCCAATCCCATGTCACCTTGCCGTCGACCAATGGCGCGATATCTACTGCATGGCCGGTGATGTGATAGCTGTTCATGGTCTTACTGGCCCCTTTGGCGACTAATTGCCGCTGTCGCTCCTTGGTGCGAAGGCCTTCCAGTACAGTGAAATCAATCGGCGTGCGTTTGATGGCCTCTTCCACGACCTTGGTAAGACTTGGGTGAACTCCTTTCAGGCGTGCCTTCGAGGTCGCGCCCAATCGGAAGCCTGATCCAGTTTTTGGATTTGGGGTGTTTTGCGTGAGCCGATCCAGCAGCGGCTTGAGGTCTGGCCGGTCCTTCAGCAGGTCGGTCAGATCGTCGATCTCTGCCTGGGTCAGTGTTAGGGTGATCACGGCAACTCCTAGTTGTTTGACTTGTTCAAAATTGCTAGAGCCGCGGTCTCCATGACCTGTAAGCCCTGAAATATCGTGTCGGCCTTCTTCCCGCGAAATCCATAACGATTGATGACGATTTCGGCCGCCTGATAATCCAGCCCATGAAAGATCAGCTGTCCGCTCATACCGGCAAACTCCTTTTTCCATTGGGTTTGCAGGCCGCACCAGCAATGCCAGGTGTCGAGGTTTTCGCGCCAGATCTCCAGTGCTTCATCCTCTTCTAGCTGATCCAGCTGCTCGGCCAGTTCAGGATCGCCGCCAAAGGCTTCGATCTGCCGCGCAATCGAGGCCTTGTCTTCGTCATCCAGTTGCCTCGACGCGGGGCTGGCCCAGGCCCGCGCCAGGTCAATCAGTTTTTTCTTGCCAGCTCGCCGTTGAGTTTGCTGGCAGCGGTAAGCACTACAGCCACAGCCAGACTTGGATAGCTGTCCAGCATGACGAGGACGTTGTCACGGCTGAATGGGAAGGGTTCGCCGACGGCGTCCTGAATCTGCCAGTTGGTGACCAGGCCCATCACCAAATCCGCATCTAATTCCAGACGCTCTTCTCCGCTCAGCTTGATGGGTTCACCGTCCTCATCCTTTGGGGTCTCAACGGTAGAGAGAAGGCTGTCATAGCTCTTGCGCGTGTGCCGCTTGAACTCCATCTCGATGGAATGGCGGATGCTGCGACCGTTTTCGTCGAGGTCCTTGAAATTGACATGAGCCTTAAAGGTGTTGGTCTTAGGCTGGATCTTGAAAGCTGCCATGTGCGTATCCTTGTATCTGTCGGTTGAAAAATGAGTCCCCCGCTTTATCACCAGCGGCGAGGGGCGCTGCGACAGTCCTTCAGCAGGACGTGATGAGGTGCCTGCCGGACTATTTGAAGGTGATGGTGATTTCGTCGTTGCCGGTATCTGGTTCGAATACCAGCGGCACCGAGTACATCCACACACCATCCGAATCGTTGTTGGTCGGCGGATTGAGCGTGACCTTTGGCGCATCGATCTGGACGATGTAGCCTGCCTCGGTACCGTGGATGATTTGGAGTGCTCCAGACTCTTTGGTACGGGCCGCTTCGATCCAGTTCTTCGTGGCAATGTCTGTGGCTTCGAAGACCAACGTTCCAGAGACGGCACGCTGAGTGATCTGCACAGAAGGCGCACAACCCGGCAAGTCTCGGTAAACGAGGTTGTTGCCGATGTCGATGCTGAGTGATTCCATGCACAGCGTTTCACCGAACAGGGTGACCGTGGGGGTATTCACACTGTTAGGGCCGAGCGGATCCTTGAATCCAGAGAAATCTGCTACCAAGGCCGCAGCATCGCTGGGCGCGGAATACTGCCCCATGAAGTTGAACGGCAGCTTGGGGATAGACCCACGGGCAATGTTGATGCTAAAGGATCCGCGACAGCCCGTAGCTCTCTGGAATACACCGTCCATATTGACTTCAGCTGTGCAGCTATCGAAGTCAGTGGATACAGGTGAATAGACCACATCGGTTCCAGCGTTAATGTCTTCTGCAAACCCACAGGCCATCAGCAGATCGGCAAATGCCGGACGATTACCCGCCGCGCCAGAAGACTGAAGCTCAATCTCGAAATTGAACTCTGTGTGTTGGTCTAGCTGGATAGTGGAGCTGTTACCCAAGAAAGGACGGATGAAGTCCCGGCTTGCGGTATTACCTGCCAGCCATGTGTGAGTCAGGGCAGACAGCAGAAGAGCGTTGGCCCCGCCAATAGTAGGAGCTGTCCCATAGACGGATTCCTTTTTCATCGCCATTACGGCGTTTCGCATTACTTTAGCCATCAGAGTGTTCTCCTACGTTGGCATCTGGTTCGGGTGTAACGACAGGGTCAGGCCTGACCACTACAGGCGGGGCACAGCAGGGTGCTGATGGAGCCGTTGCAGGAGTGACAAGCGTCCGAATCCCGGTCACTGGATCAGTGGTGTAACTACCGCCACGACCTGATGGTGCGGAGGTCGCGGCAAGCGTTTTTGATTTAGCCATCGTGTACTCCAGTAAAGACTGGCCCACCACGTGGGTGGGCCATGAGGATTAGCTGATAGTCAGCTTGATGATGGCCGTCGGACGCGTACACAGATTCAACGGATTGGTCTGTGCTTCAATGTCGTAGCCCTTACCCATGCCGCGCTCTTCAGCCTTGGCGTACATCGGGAGGCCGATGGTGTTGACCGTCTCGATGTAGTTGGCGGGTGCGTAGCGGGTGACGAACAGGCCGGGGACGCCTTCCGGGACCGCATAGGCGACGTTGTCGTCGATCTTCACCGCCGATGTGCCACGATAGCGCTCGTAGGTGATGCCCATGTGGGTGAACTCCAGACGCGGGTCCTGCCGCAGAGCGGAGGCCATCATGGTGTTCAGGTAGGTCTCCTTGACGTCCTTGTCCTCGATCAGCGCCTTCCAGAAGCCGGAAGAGCACAACACGCGCACACCGCTGAACGGCACGCCGCCCAAGGCGTCCTCGATCTTTTCTAGGACGATGGTATGGACTTCGCGGGTCTTGCTGCTGGCGCTGGTGCTGAAGCCCATCGCCTGCGTCTGCTGCGAGCCGCCAAAGGCGGTGAACAGGTTTTGCAGGGTCGAGCCGTCCTTGTCCAGAATCAGGCCTTTCAGCGCGCCGATGCGATGCGCCTCGATGGTCAACTCCAGATTGGCGCGCAGCTTGGCCAGCAGGCGGTCACGCGCCGCTGAAACGGAGTCCAGCTGGTTTTCCGTGCCGAAGGCGCGGAGGTTTTGCAGCTCGTCCGCATCCAGGCCCGCCAGCGCCGGAATGTGCGGCACGCTGAAGGTCAGCTCATTGCGCTTGTCGCCGAGGATGACTTCGCCGACGCCGCCACGCGGGGCCGTGGACACCAGACCGAGGGAGCCGTTCAGCTGCTCGATCTTGGCCGTGGTCTCGGCAATACCCAACTCCTCAAACCATCCGAGTTGTCCAATACGCGCCGGTTTAAACGGCAGATTGTTTATGACCGCCGTAAGGGTGGTCAGCGAAAAGGCTTTTTCGTATCCCGTTGCCATAATCGTCAGGCCTCCTTAACGAGCAATAATGAACTTGGCCGCGAGTGCAGCCAGGCCAGCGGTTTTGTTAGCGCCGGAAATACCGGACTTCCACACCAGCAGTTCGGCCTTGACCTCGGCCAGGCGAGTAATGGCCACGACCTTGAGGTCTCCCCCGGAGGCGTCGCTATCCGCTGTCAGCACGGCGGCGGCGACTTCGCTGCCATCACTGGCCGCGCTGTTATGAAGGGTGTATTTGCCGGACGCGGTAATGACGCCGAGGACCGTGCCCACCGTCAGGTTCTGGCCGGAAATCAGCGTGACGCTGTCCTTGGAAATGTTGTCGTAGGTGAGCAGCACTTCATTGGTATGCGTGCCCTCGATGCTGGTTTTTTGCAGCAAAGTCATGTGAGGCTCCTATCAAGAGGTTGCGGGCTGGCGTGAGGCGTAAATCGCCGACACATCCAGGGTTTGCTCCGGCTGTCCGCCCCCGGGCGGCGCACCGTTGCCGTGCTTGTAGCCTGAGCCTCCCGCCCCTTGGCTTTTCAATAAGGCCGGTTTTTCATTAGCCAAAAGCTTCACGCCCTCGTCCAGATTCACCAGCTTGCCGTCACCGGACCGGTAAAACGGCTGATCGTCTTCCCATGTGATGCGGGAACTGACAAAGTTCTCGACGACCTCGGAATCACTCCATTCGTGACCCTGCATCGCCTTGGCTAACAAGGCGGTCTGCTGGTCTGCGCGCCTCTGAGCGCTAATCTTATGCAATGCTTCATTGCGTTCTGTCAGCTCTCGCTCCAGACGCTTCAGCTTTGCTTCGTACTGTTTGGTGGATTCAGCCTGACCCTTGATGTCTGGCAACGCTTCCAGTTCTTCTGGGTCGGCAATCCCCAGCTTTTCCATGATCCGGGCATTCAGTGTCTTAAGTCGCTCGTTATCGGCTTTCAGCGTTTTGCGCCCATTGATCGATTCGCTTACTGCCTTATCAGCCTTCTCGGCCAGCATGCTTATGTGCTGTGTTAGCGCGTCGTATTCAGACGCCTCCAGCTTGTTCTTCAAAGTCTCAATATCCATTCAGCCTCTCGCCTGTGGAAAACACTATATGTTGTGGTTCAATGTCGATTATAGCACTATATATTGTGTGTAAAGCATTTTTAGGTCACGCCATGTCAACCATTGATAACGACCGTTTTCAGTTCATAGCCGAGACCCTCGACGGGACCGGTGGCTTTAGGCCAAACACCGGAGACAGCACCACCTCGCCTGTCCTCTCTGGAAAAACCTATCTGATCCGATATCCGCGAGAATCCACGGAGAAATTCGCCCGACGCAATCAGGTCGCCTGGTATCGAAACTTCATGAAGCCATCCTGTGTGCGCTTTGCCGGATATTTGGCGAAGAAACCGCCGACACGGGTTTTGAATAACCCATTGCTTGAAGCGATGGCGCTGGACTGCGACTGGCGTGGCAATTCGCTCGATGTGTTCTGGACCAGCTTCGCCATAACCGCCAAGGCACGCGGGTCTATGCTATTGCTGGTAGACATGCCAAGAAACTTGCCGACGACCTTGCAGGATCAGATGGCAAGCCGCGCCTTTCCTTATCTGGCGATGATCGAACCGGAGCGCGTGGCCTATTACGAAAAAAACGATCAGGGGCGCCTGAGCGTGGTGGCGTTTACGGAGAACAAAGATGGGGAAACGGTCTGGCGCGTCTTTACCGAAGAGGACTGGTGGGTTCAGAAACCAGGTGACTTAACCAACACCGATTTAAGGCTGGAAGGCGACCGCCACGGTTTAGGTTTATGCCCCGTACTGGCGTTTACCGAAGAGGGTGATTTCCCCTGTATCGGCAGTTATGCCCAGATCGCTGACCTTTCACGGCGTTATTTCAATGCGGCCTCTGAGCGAGACGAGATACTAAGGTCGCAGACCTTTAGCCTATTGACCTATCAGGTTCCACCAGAGCAGGTTGGTTTTGAAGCTGGCACGGTGGCTGAAGCCATCGGCACCCACAACATGCTCATTCACCAAGGCGATGCACCAGAGTTCATCGCCCCACCCGATGGACCGGCCACCATCTACAGTGATGTGATTAAGCAGATTGAGGAAGCCATTCGGCATATCTCGCTGACCGTCGAGCAGCCGAAACAAGCCGAATCAGGCATTGCTCTCACGCTCCGCTTTCAGGAACTCAACTCATCGCTGACCCAGTTCGCCCGGCGCATGGAAGATTTGGAAAGGCGCATGTGGGACATGGCCAGCCGCTGGTTGCGCATGACTGATAGCGCCGTGGTCGCTTGGCCAAAGTCCTATGAACTAGCTGATCTCAACATGGAAATGAGCGTACTCAACGCCATGCAGGAATCCGGCTTCCCACCTGAAGTCAATCAGGCGCAGATGAAGAACATCATCAGCCTGCAATTCGCTACGTTGGATGATGTTGAGAAAAACGACTTGATGCAGGCGGTGGATGGCATGGCGGCTGAAATCCAGACTGCTCCATGATAAAGACAGAAATTACGGGCAATGAAGCCGTCCGCGAGGCTTTCCAAACGCTAGTCCCTAAAGTCCAGAAGAACGCCATTGCAAGGCTCGCAGCGGCGATTCACGACGATGTGAAAGACCGCATCGGCACACACACCAAGACAGGCGCTTTGGAACAGTCATTGCGTTGGGTCAAGCGTGAAGATGAGCACCTGATCTACAACGACCTTCAACGTGCGCCTCATGCCATGTTCGTACATTGGGGGACAAGTCCTCATGTCATTCGCCCCAAGAACAAGCGGGTATTGCGCTGGCCTTTGCCGGGTGGCTTTGCCTTTGCCAAGAAGGTGAACCATCCAGGGTATGAAGGGCATCCCTATTTTGTCCAAGCCGCACAAGAAGCCCCGCGCATGTTCGCCGCCATCGTTCAGCAATTACAGAGAGAACTCTAATGACGCTAACCCTGACCTACACCGATGCTTATCTGTCCAGAAGCATCACCGCATCGATCGAGGAACGCGCTTTTGAGGATGTGGATCAGCTAGGCACTTTCCCTACTGAGTGGCGCAATAAATTGGCCGTTGTTCGCGCTTATATCCTCACCTGTCTGGAGAAATGCGCTCAATCGGGCGATACCTACGAAGTGAAGCTGGCCCAGTACCGCAAGGAATTTGATTTCGTCCTGAAACAGGCCAAGCGCGCGCAGGCGGAGGTGGATACCTCAGTGAATGTGCCGATTTTATCCATCCCGATTGAGAGGGCGTGAAATGCTGACCATCCTGAACAACATCAAAGCGTGCCTGGAACCGCTGGAAGGCATCGTCACTTGCAAGATCGGCATCGAGAACGCCATCAACCCAGACGATTACCCGCTGATCCGCATTGTTCCGACCAGGGACAGTCACGCGGCCACCCTACCGAGGAAGAAGGTCGAGGTGCTGGTCTACTACGGGGCCAAGATCGGAGAGATTGACGAGGGTGGGCTTGAAGCTGTCTATGCAGCCCTCTGCGGCATGGAGGATGCCATCATCAGTGCAATGGAAAGCTGCCGTGACTTTACCGCGACTTGGCAGGATACGGTCACGGATGAAGATAGGCTGGAAGCGTACAAGCTGTTCGCCTCCAGATTTACTGTAGTGGCTTAGTTCAGGCGGCTTTCTGTTGCTTTGAAAGCAAAGTGTACGGGTCAAAATCCTGAAGTTCCTTGTCGGCAAACTCTATTCCCATCATGTTAGCCTGTTCCTTGCCCCATTCAAGAATACCGAAATAGGCAAACAACTGACCACGATCATACTCTGAGTCGCTGTCTTGTAGCTTTTGCGCGTCATCCATAGCCCTCCGCAGAACTTCCTCAAGGACTATGCTTTCATTGTTTACCATTTTTCTTCTCCCTATCGTCCAGTATTCCCTGTAGGACACTTCTTTCCGCTGTAATGCGTGCAACATCTTTCGGCCACTTCTTGTTGACAAGAGCTTGTACACTCCGACTATCAACATCTATAGGCAGCTTGCTGTAAGGATTTTCCATCCACAATAGATGCTCATTTATTCTGCGGGACATTGATTTAATCCCACGCTGAATCATGGGCGATGGTACATTCAAATACTGCTTCAAGAACCCGCTGTGTTCGCCGCCAGATTTTGCCAATTCATACGCCGAATTGGTCGGTCTTGCAAGCTCATCACCCACGGTCTTCCACCGATACTGGGACTTGGTAGACCCGTTGTAGATAGCCTCCAGAGACTCACCATCACGGAAGCGATTGAGACGTTCCCTTGATCCGGCAATCAGGCGCTGATCGTAATCAGACTTCCCTTGCATGAAACTTTGCGCGACATTCGGGTTTTCGCGTTGCTGTGCATCCGCGTCTATATCGTATCTACCTACCAGAACACACCGGCAGAAAGGGTGATATGGCGGCTTTGGCGCTTTCGCCTTTGGATAGACGCCCGGACCTTGACCCCATGCGTTCAGCCCTGAGTGGTAATCGCATATATCGACCCTCGGGTGGGTGCGACTCATCTGCACCTTGACCCATACCACCTCGGAATCATCCATTATTTCCTGCGCTACTTGATTGGAATAGGCGCGGTGCAGTTCAGTCTGAGCGATGCGGTTGGCGAGGTAGCGATTACGTTCAAACCACGCGACCTTAACTAGACGCTTGATCCGATTCTCGCCAGCCCCGGCTTCCAAGGCATCGATAGCTTGCAGATATGAGGCTTTCAGCGCGGGAGTCTTGAGATTGCTGGCCCTGATTCGCCCGACAATCTGCGCGAACCCCTGGCTGACGGCTGGATCTTCCAGCGCCTCACGCAAGTAGCGAGGCAATTTATCCATGACCACCAGTGGGTCATCCTTGAATCCGTAGCCCTCATATATTTGCATCGCCAGATCACGGGCTTGGACAAAGCCCTTGGCATGATTTGCAATCAGCGTCCGCGTAACTGCATTGACCTCATCCAGATGGCGATACAGGCGGCTTGATAGGTCAATATCACCTACGGGCCACGCTTTGATTTCAGAGATACCGATGTTTTTCTGGAGAACGGCGCTAAAGGCAGATGAAAGTTCGGCAAAATACATTCCAGCAAATGCCGCCGTGACGGCATCAATAGCGGCTCTCGGAGTCTCGCCGTCCCTAATGCGCTGCAACATCTCCTCGAACGCCTGCTCTGCCCGTTGCCGAATAGCAATCGCCAGCGCGTCGAGCTGGGCTTGTTCCTGTTCTGGCATAACACTCACAGGCTACCCACCTGCATCGCAATGGATCCCTGATATCCAGGCTTGATATATCCGTCCAATGAATACCTAAGCGCATCGATGCAGTGATTGTGTTTATCCACAATGATGGGGAGCACATCACCAGATAACTGGTCTACCTTGTACTTGTAGAGCCTCATTTCCTCAAGGGTATGAACACATCTCGGATGGATGACAATTTCCCTAAAGCTCCTCAGATAGGTTATGCCATCCTCTACGCTTCCGGCCCATTTCCTGGCTGCGGTCACGTTCCACTTTCGCCTGCGCATGTGTGAAATGGTTTCAGGTCTTGCCGAGTCAGCCTTTATCGGCCACTTCTCCGATTCTGGAACAGATCCAAACAGCGCAGGAAGCGCGTCCAGTTCAACGCCAATGGCATAAGCTTCATGGTCTACATAAAGACAACCGTCAACAATGAAAGAACGTACCAGCGTGGTCGGGTCTTCGGCAAAACCCCAGTCTGCACCAAAGTAGAATCGATCCACATTATCAGGCGTCTCAAATGACTCAATACGGTACTTTCCAGAAAAGATTTGCGCTTTTGAGTGTTTTCTATAGCCGCCGCCCCAAACATGGTCATAAGCGTCTGGATCAGTCCTTTGCATCCATGCCCGCTCAATTTCAAGAGCCGTCTCATGGAACCATGGGTTATCGCTCCAATTAACGGTTCTCACGATCGACCCCGGGGGCGGATTCATTGCAATCTTGTCTACAGGATCAGACTCCTGATCGGGGTTGTATGTGATCCAGATCTCAGAGCCAGGCTTCCTGATAGTCGGGGTCAATGTCTTGAAGCTTGAGTCAGAAATCGTCTGCCCCTCTTCAATCCAGCAAATATCAACACCTTCGAGAGACTTCAGCGCCTGAGCATTGTTCTTCATGCCCCTCAAACCCTTGAACATGAACTCAGACCCGTTATTACTCGTGATCTTTGACTCGTTAATATTGAATGAGCCGCTCATGTTCATGCTGGAGATTTGATCGACAAGCAACTGGTGAACGGAATCCTGGATTGAGTTTTGCAGCTCTCTGGCGCAAAGGATCCTAACGGGACGCGCGCCTTCATAGTTCGCTCTCAAGATAAGCATGCGAGCGAAAGCCCAAGACTTTCCTGATCCCCGCCCACCCTTTGCAATTTTGTACCTGCAGCCATTGCCTGATGGAAGAAACTCGTAGGCCCAAGGAGGCAACAAGTCATCAGTCCCAGCCAAGTTTTTTGGCATCGACGACTTTCTCAGAAATTACAATCGTCACGGGTGAGCTCTGCTCTTTAATGCGCGACTCAGCGTCATAGACACCCACATGTCTAGCTAGCTTTTCCAGCGCATCAAGTTTGCTATGCAGCTTAATCTTGACGCTGGAACCAGCCTGACTGATGGACTCGCTGACTTCCGACACGATTGCCGCATCGGCATCTGACAGGGTTTCAGAGTCCTTCAGCGTTACCCCGGAAGGGCCCCAGGCCATTACCTTGCGCGGATCGGCAAAAGCAATTTTTGCTATTTCGGCAATCACCCGGTCAGCGGTAATTCCGGTGCGGGCACTGCGCTCCTTTTGCGCAGCCTCGATGGCAGATTGAACTCTAGTTTTCTCTAGCAGTTGATAACCAATCCTATCAGCCATTTTTTCACTGTACCCTGCTCGCCTTGCGGCGGCAGCTGCGCTCAAATCGACAAGATATTCCTCGACGAATCGAGCTTGCTTCGCAGTTAAACCGGCTCGAGCCATATCACATCCACACCATCACCAATACGACCCACAGCAGGCCGAGTAACACAAAATCATCCATCGATTTCACCTTCCGTCTTCACGCGGCACTCACCGAGCAGCGCAAAATAAGAACTGCCATCGATCAAATCATCGACGTGCAATTTTCCCTGGGATTCGCGGGCCATCTTGACCGCCAATAGACAGCGCCAAACGTCCGCTTCAGTCCAGTTGCCGCCCGTCCATGCCCTGAGTATTGACGCGGCTTTTTCTGCACTTCGTTCACCGGATGGTTGGTCACGCACAGCGGCGCGGTCTTTCAAGGCATCGAGACCTGCTTGCAAGAAATCTGCTGCTTTCATAGCGCCTGATCCCGTATTTGATCCAGCAAATCGTGACCTTTCATAGTCAATCCTTGAGTCCAATAACGAGGCGAAGTATCTGGGATCAAATATCCAGCATCCAACAAGAGTTTCATGTGATACAAAACGACATAAGAGTCTTCGTTAATATCTTCTGCCAATGATGCAGGGCATCTATCCTCAAACAACCCCCCGTCTTCATAATCTTCAAACGCCTGCAAGATGCGTCGTACCGTGTCCATGTTTCTTTTCATAACGTGGTCTCAAAATGGAATGTCGTCATCAAAATCAACGGCAGGCTGGCCCTGCTCGTTGGTGTAATTCTTCGCCGCTTGTGGTTTTGGCTGAGCAGATTCGCCGCCATCACTCTTGCCACCGAGAAACTCAAAGCTGGTGGCATTAACCTCGGTGGTGTATCGATCTGCACCATCCTTGTCCTGCCACTTACGCGTGGTCAGCTTGCCTTCGACGTAGACCTTGGAGCCCTTGCCGGCATACTTGGCCAGAGTCTCGGCACCCGGGCCCCACATCACGACGCGCACCCACTCGGTACGCTCAACCTTTTCTCCTGACTTGTCCTTGTAGTCGTCCTGGCAAGCCATGCTGAAATTGGCCACGAACTGACCATTCGGTGTCGTTTTAACCTCGGGGTCTTGTCCGAGACGGCCAATGCCTTGCCAGCGGTTCAGGTTTCTCATAAATCCTCAGTTGATTGATCGGCATGTCGCCACAGGACGATTAGCGCGCCGTCAGTAACGGGCTCGCCTCGTGCAATGGCCAGAAAGGTAATTTGCTTGTCGTCGTGCCAAGCGATGCCGTTGAGGGCATCAATGGCGACCTTCATGCAGTTGTCGAGATCGAAAGCGCGGACCGGCCCGACCTTGTAAGTTTTTGGCCGCTTTGGGTGATACGTCATCTCGACATGGATAGCGCCGGATAGCGGCTCAGCGATGCCTTGCCATCCGGCAATGGATTGGGCCAGCGCCTTGTACTGACGTGCCTCTGCCGATTTCACCGCCATGCCACGGAAGATGCGCCAGTAGCGATTGGCCGAGATGGGATGCGGCAACTCAATCCTGTGCATGACTCTCCACCAACTCCGCCAGCGCTTCATCTCGTGCCCAGGCCTCGCCCGTGCCGTTGGCCATCTTGATTGCAACGCGCTCACAAAACGCATCCACCTCGTCTTCAGTGGCAATCAGAGACAACTCTGCGATGAGCTTCCGGCGAAGCCATTCAGCGTCCTCCTCCCATTTTTCGGTGATGTCACTCATGGCCTTTCCGCCTTTAATTGCTTGATCACCTCAGCCACCAAAGCGCCGTCGCCCTGACTGCGCCACCGGTCGACCCACGCCTGACGCGCCTCGCGATTCGGCTGGCCCAAGAGGAAACGAACACGGCAGCAAACGCGATCCCAACACGGGTACCGGTATGGATTTTGGGTTTGGCAGTCACTGCATTGGCTTTCATCGACATCGCTCATCCAGCCTTACGCGCTAACGATTCGGCCATGGCTTTGTCATGGGCATCGCAGTAGCGCTGCGCCTCCTCCCGGGCAGATTGCATGGCAGATTCATCGGGAGTGAGCATTGCCCTCAGCTTGGCTACAAAATCAAGCGCGTGATCACGGTTCTGGGTGGATTCAGTCGCCTGATGGACCAGCAGACCGATATCAGCTGATTGCTTGTACTCAATTGCCGCCAC